CTACGGAGTATGGCGGGTTACTAAAAAAGAACCCCGCACAAGGGCGGGGTAAAGCCTAGACCAAGGAGAGTCAAGGAGAAGAGTGACCAAACTATATCACTCAACCCTCCATAGACGCAAGCCATATTTGCCGTTTTCTACAACTTGTTTACAAACTACTTTATAACCAATACGGGCAGCTTCCTTCCGCAGTGTCCTAATGTGCCGCTTACGATCAAGGCACGGAATGAATACCGACATGCCCGGCTCAAGTTTCATCCACGGGATAAGTATTGTCAGATTCAGAATCTTTAACATTGAGCAATGCCTCTTCTCGAAAGAACGATAGCTTAGTCGTATCAAACACAAGGGCTGGTGCGTTAACATCTGTGTTAATAATTGTTCCAGCCGCCATACGCTTGCGCTTTATGCCAAGGAAAGCCTTGTTCTTCTTGTACATACCTAATGATTCTTCAAAGTTCAACTGACCTTTGTTGCACTCCTCGCGGTAAACCTTAGACACTACATACAAAAGTTTTGTATCAGGCTCGTATCGTACTGACAGCGCTCCGCGAGGTTCACGAATCGGTCCAGTTTCTAGTCCGGTCTTGCCATCTTTTGTGCCGTTGATGACCAGAATCTCGTGAAACTTACGCTGCAAGAAGCTACCCAAGAAGTCGCTATTGTCCAACAGCATGATACGGTTTTTAACTCTAGCGTCCTTGATATGGCTAACGATAAAATCTAACACGGGTTTGTGCGGGATATCAATTATGTTTAGTCTGTTTGCAATCATGCCGCCAACTATAGCGAGCGTAGCCATTACCGACCAAAAGCGTTCAGAGTTCTGCATCTCAGCCGCATGCTCAATCTTTGACTGAATCTTGCTAACGAACTCTATAACTTCAGGCAGGTGCGTAGATACGTACTGCACGAACGGCACAATCGCATGCCCGTAGTTATGTTCAAGGCGACCAAAGTGTGTGCGTGACCAAGCTGTGTCTCCGTTAGGATCGTTGGCAATGTGCATCTCTAGTAGGCGCATCAACTCCGCTTCAGGAAAGCTCTTGATTGAAAGTAAATCGTCGCGCAAAGAACGGTTAGATGTTGTGATTAGTCCGGTTGCCCAGTGCGTCAAGTTAATACGCTCAGCGTTGTCTTGTGACCTCATACGATTCTTGCCACGACCTTCAGTGATGTCGTACACAAGGTTAGACTTTTGATCTGGTGCCATGTTCGTCATCTCGTCGAACAAGATTGGTATGTGTTGGTACGTTCCGATACGCTGCAGTTTTTGGTTATAGGTATCCTTCACAAGCATGAGCTGCTCAGTCGGGTTGCCGTAGATGCTACCGATTGCATTGAGCAATGTGGTTTTGCCTGAACCTGAGCCTTGTGACTTAAGGCTTAGCAAGTATCCTTTCACTGCTGTGTGTTTCAGTAGGACATTACCAAACCCCAAGAACAACGCAAACGCTTTAGCTTGCAGACCTTCGGTGCGGTAGTAAGACACTACGTCCTTCCATATATGGAAGTCTCCCCTTGGGCGGAACGTAGGTATAAGCGGTAGCGTCGTTGCAGTAGGTGGGCTGTATTTAATTTCGGTGGTTCTAATCTCTCTATCACCAAGAATAAATGCGGAGTCATCTGGCAACCAACCAAACTGCCTACGTGCTTTCTCAGCTTCGTTGGAAGCTTGTAGTTCTTCTACCCATCGTGTTATGTAAGCCATTAGTAAATCCTGTTTTTTACCTAGCACAGCAATGCCATGCGATGCGATTGTGTCTCTGAATCTGTCTTTAGCCATCACTGCAGCCAACGGCATAATAAACTCTTGTATACCGTCTTTAGGTAAGTGCAAGCGCATGAGTAGGGTTACGCCTACATCGGGGTCTCTCATGTGCTTGACTACATAGAAGTCGTAAGGATATATAAGCTCTTCCATGTCCCCAAGCTCTTCGTCTTTCTTACGTATGTAGACCCCACCGACTTTACCTCGTACAAACGGGAAAGGATACTTCGGTATTATTACGGTTTGTGCTGGAGCGTTTTGAGTCTCAGGGATTTCAACTATGTTGTCTTCTTCTGTCGCTTCAGCAAACTCTTTACCCAACATAATAGGTGACGAAATCTTGTGGGTACATCCTTCGCAACCGGCTGCATTGAGCTTTCTAAAAGTGATACAGGTGTACGGGCCTCGAGTCTCGTTAGCCTTTCTTTCAGTCTCCGCTGCTGAGTAATTTGGGTGCTTGTTGGATATTGCATGGATAGCCTTATCTCGGTCTACACAATGTTGAGCGATAGAAAGTGCTGCCCGCCAAAGGGGTTCCTCAATATTATTCTGTGCTTCGTATATCTGCAATATTTGATTACAGCCCTTACCTTCGGCTTCCACGCTCTTGATGAGTATGGTCTTAAACTTAGACTGGTTGTTGCCCATCAACGCAAGCGTAAGAGGATCCATCTGCTTAGGAACAAACGGTTTCCCGCCCATACCAGCAAACACATCAACCTCTGATGCTTCGAGTGCTTCGAAAACACTGTTAGATACAGGCGCACCTACAGCAAGCACTTGCACTTCTAGTGGGGACTCAAGGTTCTTGTAATTAAATGTGCCGGGCACACGCAGTATGCGAGCGGAGTCGGCGGTCACTGCAGGATCAGCATGGAGCTTGTGCTTTTCACACAGGGCTTTAAGTCGTTCTGCTAACGGCTTCCAAATATCACGTTCAACTGCTGTATCCAGTACCCAGTACGCATGCACTCCACGCCCTGAGTTAACTATAGTAGGCTTGGGTAGACCTGTGGTTTTAATAAATTGTTTAAGTGCTGACAGCCCTTCAGCTTGATCGGCATAGGGCTTACCAAGTCCGCAGTCTAGGTCAAGAAAATAAGATTTAAATTGCGCAGCGTTCTTCGAGGTGCGCCCTTCGGCAACATCCGTAAATGAGGCGAGTGCAAAGTACGCATCGTATTGCACTGCTACTAATTTTTTGGCTAGCTCTTCTACTTTTTCTATTGACTCTACAAACTTTTGTTTTGGCTTCTCATCTTTTTTTAAACCCACTACACAGTACATACCGCTTGGAGGCAGTACTGCTGACAGGAATTCATTTGTCGTTAACATAGCCGTCCTTGTCCGTCATTAAAAAGGATAGAGCAGGGGTGTACGGCATCACCCTCTTCGGTAGCTAACCTAGCTCTTCCTGCTACAACACTAACTCAGCTTATCAATGAACTTTTGCATTTTTGAATGATGCTTCTCAGGGACGTTATTTTTACCACGAAACCATGCGTATACGGTCATACGGGTAACCCCGAAATACTCCGCTACATCAGTTACAGGTACGTCATTAGAAATGCAACACAAAGCAAAGCGCACACCAATTTTCTTTTGATCCGCAGCTTTGACATCATTGACAAAATAGCTTAAGTAGCCCTTTGACATAGCAACTCCTTATTTATCGTCGTCATCCCAATCGGAAAGAATCGAACCAAGGTCTTTCTTAGGTGCTGGTTCTTCTTTCTTCTTAGTTACTTTGACAGGCTCAGTCTGAACTTCAACAGATGCAGCTTCGACTTTTGCTTCAGGTGCTTGTGGTGCGGGTGCTGCTAGCTTCTGAATACCGTCGGCTTGGGCAACAGTCATCGTGATTGCTTTCTGTGCAGCGTCTGACTTACCTTGTTCAATAGCTGTTTGGATCTCATTGGACTCCAAGAAGCGTACTGGCTTGAACGTGATCTTAGGTGTAGACGATGCTGTATCAAAGCGCATCTCAGTTACAACTGCAGTGATAGGGACGCCCTTGCTACCAATCATCTTAGCGTACATCTGCAAAGGCCACTTACCTGTCTCACCTTCACCAAAGATTGATGTTGATGGTAGGGTTAGTTGGAATACATCGCCGCCGATGTCGTTGTCCAGAACCACAGCAAGACGCTGAGAGAAACGGCAAGCACGAGTCTCTCCTGTGCCAGAACCTTTTACGTTTTGCGGGCATGTAGCACACGACTTCGCTTGTGGTTCTTTAACCGCGCTATCGGGATAGTCGCCGTTAGCAGACCAGCAGTCGGGGGCAGTCGCCTGACCCTTCTTGTACACACCTGCATAGAACGTGCGCGATACCTTTGGTGAAGCCGCTATGATAACTGCATTGAGGTTACGCTCTTCCTTTTGAGCAATCTCTTTACCGTTAACCAGTAGACGCCACACACCACCTTCAATAGAGATACGCTTGCTTCCACCACCGCCGCCACCCATGAGGGCTTTAGTTGTGTCATCAAGCTCCAAAGCCTTCAAGTGCGCAGGAAGGCCAACATCAAGCATTGCAAGATCATTACTCATTACATCTTCTCCTATTTACGACGAACGGTTACTGCAAATGAAGCATCCACATTTAGCCCCGGTGGATGTATGTCGGGGTTTTCCTCTAGGAACTGTTCCATGTTCCCATTGGACACACGCTGCTGCAACAACTGCATCGCGTCATGCTCTTTCATAAACTTGTAGAATGAATCCCAGTCGCTAGTCCAATAGCGTTTTGATATCCGCTTAGTGACTGTGCCAAACTCAGTGCGTAAACTCTCCGCGCCTGTGTCTTTGCAAATCTCAAGTAGTTTGGCTTGGATAATGTTCTGTTGCTCTTCAAGCGCATCGGCTTCTTTAGTAAGCTCTGCGCGTTTGTCTCTTATCTTGATATAAATCTTGACCAGCCTATCTGCTGTTATGTTTTCCATTCTCTTCTTCCTTTATGTTTTTAACTACATCTAGATTTTAGTACTATAACTATACAGTGTCAACCTCCTCCAAAACATTTTTATAAAGGTCAATCATCTTAGTGTGGATGTCTACCTTAGACTCCAACATCTTGTACATCTTCTTCTCTACTGGTGAGCCTTGCAGTTGCACAACGGTACAAGGGTTATGTTGCCCTGCACGATGGACACGAGCATTAGCTTGTAGATAAGTTTCTACGGAAGTGATAGGTGCAAACCATACCACTACGTTTGCTGCTGTGAGCGTGACGCCGTGCGCTGCTGCTTGAGGCTGAATAACAAGAACTCTAGGTTTGTCGGACGTTTGGAAGTCTGCAAATATCTCTGTCCTTCTCGACGCTGATACTGCGCCGTTAATAATCTCTGTCTCAATACCATCCTTGCGTAGCTCCTTTGTAACTAATTCAATAGCATGTCGGTACGGTACAAACACAAGTACCTTGTGGCTTGCTTCTTCTATAACTTCCTTTAACGCATTGATACGGTTAGACGCATCGAACGCTACAACCTCTCCACTATCCGTATAGACAGCACCGCATGAGAGCTGCAACAGTTTGTTTAGGTTAGCTGCCGCGTTAACGGTAGTGATGTCTTCTCCTGCTGCTGTAGCGAGCATGTTCTTACGGATGATCTCGTAGTACTTAAGCTGTTGTGCGGTCAGTGGTACGTCGCGTATGGTGTAGGTCATGTCAGGTAAGTCCAGACACTCCTCTTTTGTGAACCGTATCGCGGGCTGCAGTACATCATGCACGATGTTCTCTGCGCTAGGCTTTGGCATCCATTTAAACTGCGTGATCTTCTGCATCACCATGTCACGGAACGACCCATAGAACTTAGGAACGCGACTCGGTGCAACCAACTTAGCCAGACCGTATGCGTCCGTAGGTGATTGTGATGCAGGTGTACCCGTCAACATCCATAACCATGTATCAGGCTTGACGATAGCGTTTAAAGTTTTCCAACGAGTTGTGGAGACAGTCTTGTATGCGTTAGCCTCGTCAATCACAATTAGGTCAAACCCACCCTTAGCTACTGCGTCCTGAATAATGTTCAGCCCATCGTAGTTAACAATCACAAACTCGGCATCGCTATTAACAGCTTGTATGCGTTTGTCTCTGGTGTAACTGTGTGCGATGGCAACGGTGCGGTGCATAGCAAATCTGAACAAGTCATTCTGCCAAGCTGACTGCATGATAGACAGAGGACAGATCACAAGCACACGCTTAATAGCACCGATAGACAGTAGGTAGTCTGCTGCCCATATAACGCTGCCCGTCTTGCCTGTCCCCTGCTCGTTGAAACAGAACGCTCGCTTGTGTAGCGTAAGAAACGCCGAAGTTTCTTTCTGATGTGCGAACGGTCTGTAGTATCCGGGCCAGCTATAGCTACCCAGTATCGGACTCGGCACGTTTTTAATGCGCAAGTTCTTTAATACTTGGGCTTCTTCCAGCCCCCACTTTACTAGCACTTCGCCCGAATCAAGTACTTTTGATTTCGGTATGATGGTTGTAACCCTACCGGGATCGCGTAGCTTTAGTAGCAACGCTTTATTTTCTATAATCTGCAATCTCTTCTCCAAAACGCAATACGGGCTAAACCGATGTTTCGATTTAGCCTTTTAAGTAACCACTTACGGTGGTTAATCGGTCAATTCATCTAAGAAAGGTAATGGGCTTAGACACTGACTGGTGCGGTTTCTCTTGGGAAAATATCTAAACCCTGACCGCCCCACTCACACCCAACGTGCGGTCACCATGTACAACAAAACAAAAATTACAAATTAATAATACTTACTTTTTACGTTCTTTACTACTAGTTTCTGATACGAGGTTACCCTTTGAGTCACGCTTGAACGAACGGTTCTTTGCGACTGATTGAATACGCAACCCTTGTTTATTTGAACCACCCTTGTCCAATGCCTTGACGTGGGCTACGTCCTTACCTTCACGGGCATCAGCTTTACCGTTGCCATTACCATCAGGCATTTCTTTATCTAACTTGCGACGTCCACGCTGTCGCTCCATACGATTGTCATGCTCTCCACGAGCTTTCTGTAAAGTGTATTCTTTCTTGTACGGACGAGGGCTTTTTGTGTATGGCATGTCAGTGACCTTTTCCATTGTGTTCGCAGTCATGCACAGGGCAGTACTGACGGCAAGTAAAGTTGGGCTTCTTGTTCCATACACCGTTAGTGATAGCGGCTTCAAGACGCCCAGTATCTTCCAACCACTTAGTCCAGTAAACTCCGGATTTATCCTGCTCGTAGCTAGCCTTAATTAGATCATTAGCCACTACAAACAGCAACCCCGCTTTGATTTTCTTTACCTGTGGGAAGTGCTTGAATACGGCTAGCGACAATATCTCAAGCTGCTGAGTGTCTGCGTACTTAGACGATTTACCGGTTTTATAATCAACCACATACGCATAGTCATCGTTTATGATGATTAGGTCAGCCACCCCACGCCACCAAACTTCTTGGTCAAAGAACTTGCAAGCATCTAAGTTCTGAGTCAACCCAAGTCGTAGCTCGCAGTGCTTCTCCCCTCCCATTGCTATTAGCCGGTCAAGAGGTTTTTGCAAAATGCTTACAAACTTCTCGGGTATCGGTGTGCCTTGGCTAATGTAATCCTCGGCAGCTTTATGTACTGCTAACCCATAGGTTAAGTGTTCAGTAGGCGGATCTTTAACATCTTTAACTACCCGTAGGCGATAGTACTTTTGTGGGCATTGCTTAAAGAGATCAAGAGACGAATACGACCACGTATAGTTGGGTTTCATTAAGTGCCTTTGTTTACGGTTTCACCCACATCCTATCGTAATTCTTAGTTTTGCGCCACAAGGTGTGTAAGCCATGAAGCAGCTTCATCACATCTTGGTTTTATTAGCGCATCAGGGGTTCCTGCGGGTACAAAGTCTTGTTTTATCTTACTTGCCTTAATCGGTTGTGGTGTGTCCACACCTTTGCCCATCGTGTAAACGCGCAACCTTGCACCGCCCGTACCTCTCGCCCAAGAACATACATGGATCATTTGCAGCTTGTGCATCTCTGCGATCACCGCATTTACAGTGGCTCTGGGTAGCTCAACATAATCGGATAAAGCGTTGGCGGTGGTTGGTTCTATTTCCTTTAACCCTTCCTGAACAATCATGGGGTTTCGCGCTCTAAGATTTATCTGTGGCATCTTTACTCCGTGTTTCTGCGTACACACCTCTGCGGTAGCCAATTTCAAACGCTTTGCGTAGCGTCATGATACCTAGCTCGCTTGCGTGATCGTTAATAAATTCCATTGCCTTGACCTGAGCTTCGGTAGTGGTGTGTTGCTCATCTGCCTTGCGTTGCTTGCGCTCAAGCTCCTGCCATGTTTCTTCTTCATTCATTTTTCTTTTCCAAGTGGATATTAAAAAAATAATTTGGAGTTCCTTTTATTTCTTTTTTTTCAAAGCCCAGTATATCCATTGCTTCTATGAAAGAGCTATTTCCGATATATCGACCGATGCTTCTCTCCGCGATGTGCTTCAAACCGTAGCTTGATACTTTTCGGTTGATGGTTTTTCTTTTGCGAGCGTTACCTTGCAACACCCAGTTAATAACCGCTTCTGTTTCAGTCATGGTTTCTCCTTATTTAACTACATTCCAATGAGTTCCACTGCCTCTACGCATCGTTTCTACTGATGCCTTGTGACCTAATCCGCTCTGTCTGTTTTGCATCAACGCTCGCCTACGCTCGTTGGCGTCTTGTTTTTCTGTTGTTGATTGTTTTACATCGTCTGATGTCCAATTCTCAATATGCTTGGCTAAGGACAGGCGTTTTATATTGTTGTCTGTATCCCAAAGCTTGTTGTTGATGACTCGCATAGCCATTCCTGTCCACGCTCGTATGAGTTGGTCTTTAAAATAAAAGTGCGTCTTGTCTGGCATCCAAGGGTAGTGCTTATGCACATCCTCGTACTTGATATCTTTTGCGTTGATAGCTTCTAAATAGGTGTGAAACCTCCAGTCCTTTACCCACGCCACGATATAGAACTCAGCGGCTTTCTTTTTGTCAAATGGCTCCACCGTTCTTCTCCTTGAGTTTGGCTTCGACTAAATCGCGGATGGTTCTTTTGTCGTATTCCCATTGATCTTCTGAACTTATGTAGTAGTGTCCTTCACCGTGTTTCTTTTGTGCTTCTTCTTGATACGCAACCTCCCCCTCATCACAAGCGTCTTCAAAATCCTGCCATAGCTGACCCCAATCATCATCCGTCAACCCGACCCATTCTTTGTGTGCCTCTTGCCTCCACATCCTCGCAGTTTCTTTGTGATGCTCGCAGTTAGGGCAATTACTCATTCTGTTCTCCCTCTATATGAGCAACTGCTTCTTCAGCATATGTTTCTCGTTGTGTATAACCAGCAGGATGTTTATCTTTAAAAAAACAAGTATCCCCCTCAAACCTAACGGTCTCTCCTCGGTACGTCCAAACACTTTTTGTAATGCTTGTACCTTTTTCTATAAACGCAATGCCACTCGATGTGATCGCCCAACACCCACCTATGCGCTTGCCGTCCTCATCTGTAGCTTTAACAACCAAACCCCAATAACGTAATTTTTGAAAGTTATCCCATTGATTTCGGGTTAGCCTTAAATACTTTATGTTGATCGGTTTACCAGCGGCATATAACTTATACAAACCAATAGCTAACGCTTTACTAAAATTATGTTTGTATTCAACTATTTTTGCACCACAGCATTCGCATATATTTTTTGTTTTCATTCCCGTCCCCCGTTCATTGCCTTGTCAACCTGTTCGTTTAACTGCTTGTCTGTCACCATGAATAGCTGTGCTGTGTACTTGTTTAACCACCTGTATCGCTCAGCATCAGCCTTATAACTTCTTAACATCATTGCGACTGTACTCATCTCTTCGTGTGTCATCATGTCACCAAGCTCTAGCGTGCGTAATATTGCCGCAAAGTTTCGATCATTCATTTCTGCTCCTTTATCCAAGTACTTACTGCGTTAGTTAACATTTTTACTTCTACCTGCATATTTATGCAATGCTCCATTGCTTGCTTGTAATCATTGTGGGCTAAGGCTTCCTGTGCTAGCTTCATCTCCTTTTTAAGTTCAAGTTGATACGACACATACTCAACTGTTTTAGCATTCTCCATACGACTTACCTGCTCCTGATTCACAATTTAATGGTAGAGTCTGCGCCCATGTGGGACGCCATTTCATGCACTGCTCGATGTACTCCTGACCTTCTTTAACATCAGCCTTTGGTACAAGTGCCGCTACTGCGTCATGAACTGTCAACACAGCACGGTACTTATTGCCGATTTTTAACATCTGTTCAGCGATTACGCACCGGGCTAAGGCTTGGCAAATGTTCTCCACAATCTTGCCGCCATACAACTTGACAGCACCTTTGCGGGTCTGATACTCATACTGCCTATTGCCTTGGGGGTCGGTTACTTCTTTGAGTCCTTCGTAGCGTTGCCACAAACCACTTGGTAACTTAAACCCTTTGTTCTCAGCACTGAACTCTAGTACACCTTTCAGCCCCAAGGTCGCATGGTTGCCCGAAAGGATTGCTTCAAGACACCGATGCGCTTCTTTCCACAACGACGGAATTTTAGGGTAGGTCGATCTGTAGACCGTGATGATCCTCTGGCACTCAACCTCGTCAACATCCACGCCAAAACCTTTGAGCTGTGCTTGGAACTTCTTGGCGCCCATACCATAACCCGCCCCGAGGATAGTCGTCTTACCAACAAACCGTTCATCCTTAGTAATCTCTGAAACTGCTTTGCCATATATCGCTGATGCCATAATCTTGTATACATCTTCCCCCCTTGTAAACGCATCAACCAAGTCGTCTTGCCCCGCTAGCCATGCAACTGTGCGAGCCTCGATCTGTGAAGAGTCAGCATCCACCAGCACCCACCCGTCTGGCGCTTTGATAGATAGCTTGAGCTTGTTAGCGTTAGCCCCACGACTAGGTAAGTTCTGTAGATTGATCTTGTCGTCCCCACCCCAACGCCCTGTATGAGCTGCGTAGTATTTAATGGGTACAGGTAGCTTGCCACGCTTGGCTATGTCGATGAACCGTTGCGTGCGTGTTTCTTCCAAAGTTGTTTTGTTACCAAGGCGAGCCGCAATCAAAGCCTGAACGCGAGGGTCGGGATGTGAAGCCAGTTCTTTGAACTCTTCGTCCGTCTTGGCAAATGCCCATGCGGTCTTGCCTGTGCGTACACTGATCTTAGTAGGCGGATCTACCTTTAACATCTTTAGCAGTTCGGCAAACTTATCGTTCGACATAAGCGTGTCTTTGTCTGCGGCTGCTGCTTCGAGTAGTGCCTCCTTCTTGTTCTTAACATCTTCCAAATGCTGCTCAAGCAGGGGCAGGTCTAGCTCCAGAGTTGGTTCGATAAACATGCGTAGGGTTTTGTCGATAACCTTTAGCTCTTGCTTGGGGAAGTCCTGCATGAATATAGTAAACAATTGGTAGGTTAGATTGACATCGTTCTTGCAGTACTTGGCATACTGTTCCATCTGTTCGAGCGTGAAGTCAGAACGGCGTAGACCCTTAGACCACTTTGTATCGTCACCCTTTACACCGATGCTGTAACGCTCAGTCAGTTTAGCTAGTGACCCACCTGCCTCCACACCATGAATAGCACGAGCCATGCACAGCGTATCGAGCCACACCTTAGCTTTCACCTTAAACAACCACGACAAGATAGCCCCATCAAACTGCATGTTGTGTGCCAGTACAAACGAGTTAGCCCAATCAAATTGCTCAAGCCAAGATTTAGTCTGCTCAAAGTCTCCAGTGAACCAACGGGTCTTCTCATCGTTGACCTTAACGGCAACGCCCACTACCTCAAAGTTATCGTCCCGCACATACTCTTCAGTCGTCATCTTAGTAAGCGAGAAGTCAACACTGAAGTACGTTTCAAAATCTACAGTGATGATGTTCACTTTATCTTTCCCATATCTGTTTTAATTTTTGCGTAATCCCCAAGGGATATGTTTAACTTATTGGCAAGGGCGGCTTCAGTTGCGGATAATGCGTATCTACCACTTGCCTTGTATGTTACGGTAGTTGCATCTTGATCCATTAGTGTTTTCAAAACAGCTTCGGAAAAAGAATCGCCTTGCACCTCTCTCAGTTTTGCTTTAAATGTATCCCGCTCGTCATCGGTAAAGATTTCCCAATAGTTATCTGTTAATGCGCTCCATTTGTTTTTGGGATTCTGGAACTCCTCGGGGTTCGTTTCCATCCTTGCTAGTATCAGCTTCATTCCGTTGTTCATGCTCTTCTGCCTCTCTTAGTCTATTGCCAAACAAAGTGCGTAGTTGTTCTTCTAGCGTTGCCTTCACAGTATTCCTCCTAGGTACTCCTCAAGTGCATCGAACTTAGTGCCTTTGACTACAAACTTAACCCGCGCATCATCCTCGCTTTGCTGTAGCTTAATCAGTTTCAGATCAACCAAGTCTTTTGTAAGCCGGTAGTGAATACTCGCAGGGGATGCAACGGTCTTGCCAAACTTCAAGGTCAGGTCAGTCACCCGCACATCTCGACCCTCGTCCCACTTAGCGCTCATGACCCCAAGAATCTGGATGTCGATGTCGTCAAGACTGAACTTGTGTTTAATTATGTCGATAGTGTTAGCCAACTGTGTGATGTTACTCATAGCTTATTCCTCAGTGATACATAATATTTATAGGGTTTGGTGTCTACATCACTCAACTCCACTAACCCATCGTTATATAGTTCTTTCAACAGTCTTTGCGCTGTGTAGTAACCGACCTTAATAGTTCTAGCAACTTCTTTGATAGTGCATGCAGGGCGTCCTCGCAGGTAGCGAATCACCGCCGCCCGACGCACACGCTTGGGTTCAACCGTCTTGCTCATCGCAGCGTTCAATCAATGCGGCGTACCCACAGATATCTACTACTGAATCTCTATGGGTTGGGTCATTAGCAAGGCGAGCGCATTTCAACAGCACCATCATCACAGCAACGTCTTGTGGTTCTAGGTCTAAATCTTTCACTAACCCTCCCCCGCTCTTAGATGTTAGATACGCTTGCCACATAACAGCAATTGCCCATAAGTTCTTCGACGGATGTCCGTAAGTCTTTTCTCTGTCGCCATAGATAATCTCTTTGGCTTCGTCCAGTACCGATTTATTTTCCATGTTTGATTTCCATAATCTTTATGATTGCAGTAAGGCTAGCTACATTGTCTTCGTTAATGACTAGAGCTACGCCCCCACTTTCTTTGATTGCTGCTAAGTTCTTATCTTGTAGCGCAGTGGTCACGCCCTTACCCGCCTTGCATTCGATACCTACGAACCTACCGTTTATACAAGCCACAAGGTCAGGCACTCCAGAGCGTCCGTATCCACCCGTTACCGGAGAGAAGTAATACGCCCCCAATTCCTTTAACTGCTTAATAACTTGAGCTTTAACTTTAGCTTCTGGAGTTTGTCCCATAGTTATTTCACCTTGCGTTTGGGTTTGATAGCAGTGATGCCTTCTTCGGGTATAGGTTCGGGTATAGGTTTGGGTTCTGCATATTTTTCTTCGATCATTGCGTCCGCTAAGATATAGCAATATTCAGA